CTCACGATGAAGTTTGGAAACGTAACAAGTTACCATCAAAACGCATTAGGTTTGCGTTTACCCAAGGTGTTACTCATATACATGATATTGGTTTAATATCTGACAAAGTAGCTAAGGCCCTATACGATGTTAAGTTCTATTCTAAAGGGCAAATCATTCTAACTGGCTTTAATGCCGAACCTAATCAGGAATCTATTTATATTGGTTATGAGCGAATGCTTACAGATAGCCTTAAAACATTAGAGAAATATGAGCCTATCTATTGTGACCAACTTAAACGACTTATTACTCCAAAGGAAATTAACAAACCTTACAGGCGAATAGAGGCGATGGATGTGTTTGATTTTCCTGAAGTGTATGACCACATTGACATCTCAGTAATACCTTTACAGGATAATGAGTTCAATTCCTGCAAATCAGAATTAAAACTTATCGAAGCAGGTTTCAAAGATTGCGCTGCAATAGTTTCTAATGTCAAACCTTATACTTTAGTTTGTAACAAAAACAATTCATTTTTGTTATCAGATAAAAATTTCTTTGAATGGCAAAGATATATTCTAAACAATCCATCAATAGTTATTGATAAGGCCCAACAATTAAAAGAGGATGTTAAAAAATATTCATTAGATTTGTTATCAGAAAAAAGGTACGAAATTTATAAAAATTTTGTAATTTAATATAGTATGCCAACACCATCAGCCAAAGAATCAAAGCCTGAGTTTATATCTCGATGTATGGCTTTTCCTGATATGCAGGATTATGATACAGAACAAAGATATGCTATTTGTCAATCTAAATGGTCAGAGTCTAAGATGGCTAAGGTTAGTAAGTATGCTGATTCTTACAATGATTATCCTGAGGGTGCAACTAACAATGCTAAGCGTGCTTTAGCTTGGGTTGATAAACATGGATGGGGGACTTGTGGTGAAGCTACAGGTAAGGCAAGAGCAAATCAATTAGCTAAACGTGAACCAATAAGTAGAGATACTATTGCGAGAATGGCATCGTTTAAAAGACATCAACAACATAAAGATGTTCCTTATTCCGAGGGTTGTGGAGGTTTGATGTGGGATGCTTGGGGAGGTGATGCAGGTATTAACTGGGCAATTAGAAAATTAAAAGAGATTGATAATGAAAACAAATAACATTAAAGTTTCTTTTGATAATATACATTTAGATTCTAATAAGCTAAAGGCTAAGAAACTAATTGCTAATGGTGATACTTGTTTTATTATTTCATCAATGAGAAATAAAGCGGACTTAACTCCAATGGCTAACTCAATCGGTATTCCTGAGCATAATGTTTATGCTTTAGGCTCAATCGAAGCGAAAGCACATAAGATTAATGAACTTAATATAAATATGCATTACGAATGATAACACCGGAAGAGTTTTTAAAATGTGAATTAGAATGGGGTATCTCAGCAACTAATGAAGCATTTACTGATTTAGCTAAGGCTACTGTTAATCAATTAGACATTCCATTCAAAACTGTTTTAGACTTTGGAGCAGGAACAGGAGTTTATGCCGAGGCATATCGCAAAGCAGGTTATGAGACTTTTGCCTATGAGATTTGGGATGCACATAAAAACTACATCAAAACTAACTTTCCTGAACTTACAATAATAGACAAGCCGATTACTACTGACTTAATGAACTTTATTGAAGTAGCAGAGCATATGACTGATAAGGAACTAAACTCATTATTTAAGTCTATTAAACCTAACTATATTATATTTAGTTCAACTTCTAATAAGACTTCATGGGATGCTGATTGGGGACATATCAATGTTAAAGAGCAATCAGAATGGATTGAGTTTTTTAATGCTAAAGGTTATACATTAATCAAAGAATTAAACTATCCTACAAACTACACTAAACTATGGCAAAGGATAAACAAGTAAATAATAAATTATCATTTGGTAAACGTAAGGTTGGTAAAGCCTTTAAGCGTAAATCACCAAAGGATAAACAGACTAAACAATACAAAGGACAAGGAAGATGAATGACGAATATCAAATGCAATACTTTTGGAAATGAAATCAGAAGAGTTTATAAAGAATTTACCTATTTGGGCAGATGAATATATTGATGTATGTTTAAACCATACTAAAGAGGTTGCAACTGGTTCAGGTAAGATAGTTAATCAAAAGGAAAGACATATACCTACAATCGCATTCTTTTTGAATATATGGTTACCATTTAATAAAAAGGATACAATAGTAAGGAATACATATTACGATTGGTTAAAAGGAGATGATGACTTAAAAAAGGACACTATAAAAAAGATAGATGATAAATTTAACTCTTTAGCTGTTGATATTGTTGCAAATGAGGGTAAAGGTATATTCTATGCAAAGAATAAATTAGGTATGACTGATAGGGTAGAAAGTAAAAATGAGAATCTTAATAAGAATATTCAAGTAGAGGTAATTAAATCAGATGCTCCAATAGCGTCAAGTGAAAAAGATATAAGTTTAGACTAATATGAAGACAGCAATGCAGGAATTATATGATTGGGTAGAACAACGTGATTTTTATATTTCAAAGGAATGGCTAAAAGTTTTATTAGAAAAAGAAAAGCAACAGATTAAAGATGCGTGGATGGATGGAATGGAAGGAATACTGCATGAAATAGCAGCAGAAAAATATTATAATGAAACATTTAAGAAAGACTAATGGAGGATGAACTAACATTAACTTATGAAATGTATTACTCTAAAGTATTAAAGGAGTTTATATATCATGTATTGAATTAATATGTTTAAGACTTCCTGTTTATTTGAGGCTAATTATAATGCTACCGAAGATATATTAGTTAATCAAGGGGGTTCAAGTTCAGGTAAAACATATTCTATATTACAAGTATTATTCACTAAAGCAGTTAGTAATTACAATGTTATTACTGTTGTAGGTGAATCAATACCTAATCTAAAAGCAGGTGCATTAAGAGATGCACTCGATATCTATAATAGTTCAGAAGTATTAAAGTCATTTGTAACTGATTATAATAAATCAGATAGGATATTTACTTTCATTAATGGGAGTGTTATGGAGTTTAAATCCTATGAAGATTCACAAGGAGCTAAGTCAGGTAAAAGAGATTATCTATTTATCAATGAAGCACAAGGTATAAGCTATGATATATTCAATGAGTTATACATGAGAACTAAGAAACAAGTTTACATTGATTATAATCCGAATGCTGAGTTTTGGGTACATGAACAATTACTTAAACAACCAAACACAAAGTTATTTATATCGGACCATCGTCACAATCCATTTGTACCACAAAAGATAAGAGATAAAATTGAGGGCCTACGATTCAAAGACATGGAATTGTTTAAAGTCTATGCAAGGGGATTAACTGGCAAGATTGAGGGATTGATATTCAGAAACTTTGATATAGTTGACGATGTACCGATGGAAGCAGAATTAATAGGACTTGGTATGGACTTTGGATTTACACAAGATCCAACCACATTAGTAAAAGTATTCAGGCATAATGGTGAATTAATCATTAAAGAATTAATATACCAAACAGGATTAACTAACTCAGATATAATAAATAAGTTACATAGTTTAGGTATAACTAAACAGATGCACATTATAGCAGATAGTGCTGAGCCAAAGTCTATCGAAGATTTAAGGAGGGGTGGATTCAATGTTGATGGTGCTAATAAAGGTCCGGACAGTATTCGTAATTCAATAGATACATTAAAAGCATTTAAGATAAATATAACAAGAGATTCAGTTAATGTGATTAAAGAATTTAGAAGTTATAAATGGGTTGATGGTAAGCCAAACGTTCCTGTAGATTATAACAACCATACCATTGATGCTATTAGGTATGTGGCATTGAATAAGATAGGTAAGAATACAGGTAAGTATAGTTTTATGTAAAAAAAGAGGGCAGGAAAACATGAACAAACCTACCCTCATAGAACAACAAAACAACTTAACAAATATACACAAATATTTTATAAATATTGTAATTTAATATATATGAGAAT